ATAGTTAGGCAATCACCATACGCTACGTCAAGTTCGCATCCGGTTCTTGCTATCAATCCTTCGCCTGCTAATGCCCCTGCTTGTACTCCTACCTTCTTGCCCCCTTCAAGAGTTATCCCGCAACCCGGATCAATATAAAGCTGGCAGTAAGTATCATCATAATTTAGCCCTTGTCCCGCTATGTCTTGGGTATAAATCGCTAATTGGTCATCGTCGTTAAACCACAACCCGCAAGCCAAATCGGGGAAGGCAAAGCCAGCAACCCAAATACTTTGAATTTCGCCTTCTACATATCCCTTTCCAAACCTGATTGCTTGGTAGCGTTTGCCAACGGAAATTATGTCATCGTCATTGGCTTTGAGAACTAGGCAAGGATCGAAGCTACGCCAGTTACTTAGAACTACGTCGTATGCCTGTACCGTTGCCCAGAATTGCCCTTCATATCCTTCCCGTTCAGACGTAATGAGAACGTAGCCTACTTGACGTTGCCCCGCTTGGTTATTGTGGCCCGTACTGCTACCCGGCTTGGCATCAATCAGCTTCTTTAATTCGTTCGCTGTATTCTGACTTAAAACGTAGTTCACTGGCCCCCTTAAATGATCGCTGCGAATGGTACTTCTCGATAGGCTTTGAACGGTATGTATTGCAATGCTCCCCCAGCGTTCAAAGGCTGTCCGGCCCCATTCAAAGGAACAGGGGAAGTAACCGGGTTGCCCGTACTGTCTAGGATCGGTTGCGGGGGCTTGCTGCCAGACTCCAAGTAGACGGTTCCGGCATCCAAGATTTCAACAGGGTTCCAAAAGCCATCGGGATGAACTTCTATCGTTACGTCCAATTGCCAGAAGTAAGCCCCGTTTTCATACTGCGTAGTTGCTGCGTACTCGATACAACGTAATGTTTTGGGGGCAAATCCCTGCCAAGCATCGCTGTTGATCGCATTCGTATACAGAGGAACCCAAGCGAAATTGAACGTAGCTTTGAAGGCTGTAATCTGTATCGTCGGGTAGGCTGTCGGTACTTCTAGTGGCGGGTCGAAAGGCTGTCCGTTGCTGGCTACCACTTCATCATTATTCAAGTCTTTCGTAAGTAGCTTGCTTCCCTTATTGCTGCCAAAGCGTAGTATCCAAGGTCTTGAAGTTGGGGCTACTTGGTTGTTCGCTCCCCCCGGTGTAGCTGAACCCGATTGATTGCCCGTATCGAATGGGGCTGAGTCATATTCGCAAACTACTTCCCATTGCCCCGGTTCAATCTGCCTTGCTGTCTTCTTTTTCAGAAGTGCGTATAGGTCGGTTTCAGTCGGGGTAACGTAGCTGGCGTAAAGGTTGATAGGGACGTAAGCAGCTACAATACCCGGCCCGTCTTGGAAATTATCAGTTAAGACTTGAAAAGTTCTCGTGTAATACCGAATGCCTTTTTCGTCTATATTCCCTTCTCTATTTATTTCTCGATATTCGTAAGCCAAGGTTCCTCTTTAGATTGCTTCTAGTCCTAAATCAATTCCGCTAATTGCCTTCACTACGTCGTTAAGCAATTTATTCGCTTTTTGTGCTTCTAGTAATTGCTGCTTGTTAATGTCTTTTGCGGGGTTAAGCATGTTGTTTGTTCGCCAACGGGCTTCAATGCTGATAGCTTCCTTACTCCCCTTCAAAGCAGCAGCTACGGCAGTGTAAGTAGCCTTTTTGGTATCCTCTGGGGCTTCTCCTACTCCTGCCTTGTTCTCGCCTTTCGGGTCTTCTTTCTTTTTGCGGTTATCAAACCAGTTTCTTACCTTGTCCGCTGAATCCCCGAAGCCCTTGATTGTGCCTTCTCCCCATTTCCGAAGGTCTTTGCCCGATTTCTTTACAGCCCCTTCAAACTCGTTTACCCCGTCTACGAAGGAATCAAGCCAAGCTGGGCGTATTGCGTCGGGAAGCTCTTTGGCCAAACTCACCACTTCCTTGAACGCTTCCACAACGTAGCCGAAGCCCTCGACAATCAAACCCGCTACCCAAGCTACAGCCCCAGCCCCGGCTTTGATCGTATCCCAGACGTATGCCGCACCTATGGCTATTGCCTTCCAAACTCCCGTTACTACTTCCTCAACTGTCAGGCTTACTTGTTCCAAGTTAAATAATTCACTTACCCAGCCTACTACAGCTTCGACTACTTCCCCGATAGCGTTAAAGACTTCGGAAAGTATGTCGATGATTATTCCCCAATGGGTAGTTAATGCTCGAAAGACTTTATCGAAGACGGGTTGTAAGTATTCAAAGGCAGCTACTAACTTGGTTCCTACTAGCTCGATAACAGGGGCAGCTTTAATCAAGAACTGATTCATTACCCCGGAGATAGCCCCTTTTACTCTGGTAATCGCATCGTTGGCAGCTTCGATCTTGGCAGCGTCGGCAGAGTTGAAAGCAATTCCCAGCTTCTTAGCCTCTTCTACCATCCCCCTTAGCCCGGCTTCTCCCCCCTCGAACATTGGGGCTAGTTTCAAACCCTCTTCCCCGAAGTTCTGGACAAGTAACTTTGCTCGTTCGGCTGGGTCGGTAATTCCTTGGAACTTCTGGGCAATACCGTAAAGGGCTTCGTCTAGTGGCCCCGCTGCCTTGGTTCGTAGCTTGCGTAGTGCAGCTTCTAGCGTGTTCATTTCTACGCCAGAGAGGTTAGCAGCGTGTTGTAGTCCTGATAGGCTTTCGGTAGACATGCCAAGCGAACGGGAAGCCTTGGCTACTTTGTCGATATTGGCGTTAAGCTCTCCAAACTTGCTGATTGCTCCACCTACTGCCCCCAGCAAGCCTTGAACGGCAATCAACCCGGCCCCGAATGCTGCCCCAGCTTTGAAATTTCCTAACTTGCTCGATACTGCTGAACTTGTTTGCGTAGCCCAGCCCTTAACCTTGTTCCCAGCCTGATCTAAACCAGAAACTAGCTTGGCGGAATTGGTACTTAAAACTAAAGAGGCTGAACCAATAGTAGACATATGCTTATTTATGCTTTTCTTGCTCGTTTATTGTGTTCTTTGGCCCAAATCTCGAATAGCTCGGCCCCTTGCTTATAGGGAAGTGGCTTATCTCTCTCGAATTGTGGAAGTAAATCCTTAGCTTTTACTTTTGCCCCCATGCTTTGAGCTACGGTACTTCCACTGATCGCTATTGCTGCTTCAATTCTGGAAGTAGGCAAACCGTAAAGCTGTTCATAGGCAAGCCAATAGGCGTATTCGTGGGAAAATGTCGTTAGCCTTAGCTCTTGTAGTGTCTTCCCAAGTGCTAAGGCTAACCGCAATTCAAATTGTAATTCAGGATCGGTGGCTAGTTTTTTTTAGCTTCGTCTATCGAGTCTGGAAGTAGACCGTTGACGATCAAGGCTTCTTTTGCAACGTGGGTTAGTACAGTGGCAGACTTGGAATTGAGTTTTTCAAAGTCTTCGTCTGAAAAAATACGGTTTCCTTGCTCGTCTACTGCCGTCAGGATCAAAAGCCAGCTATCCGCATCGGCTTCCTTCCCTTCCTTTTGCAATCTGTCCGCTATGGCTTTGAATCTGGCCCGATCTGTACCCGACATAGACCGAACGAATAGGGTTACGTTCCATTCGGGTACTTTGACTTCTCTTGTCTTTACGTCAATCGCATCAAATATCTTGGTCTTTAGCATTTAGCCTCTTTGTGATAAGTAAGGGGCTTCCTTGCCCGATGCAAAATCCGTTAGCTTGCGTTTCCTACGGTAATGGCCCCGTTAACCTTTACTTCGCCCTTGATCTTCACAACGGCTTCAGTTTCAAATGCCGTTTCAAGCTTGGTAAGGAACCCGTTAAATGTGAATGTCTGGGCTGTTCCCGCTCCTGCTCCGTCTTCGTCTGGGGAAGTGATTCGCCAATTAATGTTGTTACCCGTTGGCGGAATCTGGGAAGTTACTTTTAGCTTGCCTTTGATCCCGTGAAGAGTGTTATAAGTTGCCTTGCTGTAGTTACACTCAAAGCTAAGCGTACCGTTATCGGTCAAGCCCGGCGTATATGTCCGGTCTGGCGTACTCAAATTTAAGTGACTTGTTTCTATGCTGGTTGTCTCGAATGCGGGAAGTGTTATCATCGTGCACTCGTCTAACGTAGCGTAGCTGCCCGTACCCGGATCAAGTTCTAATTTCGCTGTAAAACCGATTATGGCCATTGAACCCCTTGTATTGATTAAGAATTACAGTATCTATGCCGATTGACTCAAAATTTGCTTAACTTGATCCTCGATACTCTGGCGTAGCGTTTCTAAGTATTGTTGCTTCGTGGCATGTAAAGCAGGCTTCAAATAAGGCTGGGCGGGGCTGTGCCTTGTTCCAGTTTCGACTAACTTGGCGTAGTAGACTGGCCTTATCTGCTTTTTCTTTACATTTCGTTTGTACTTGGAACTGGCCCCGACAATTGCAACCCAGAGATTTCGGGCTTTGTAGTTCTTTACCTTGATCCGAATTGCTTTCTTTAAGCTGCCTGTTCTTTGTGGGGCTTTGCTGATTACTGCTGCCTTTACTCTGCTGGCAGCTTTGTTCAGAGCAATTCTTAGTACCTTGTTTCTTAACCCGGCTTTTAGCTTGTCCGCTTGCTTGATTGGGTCTATCGAGAATTCAAACTTCGCTATCACTGGCCCCCTTATAACGCCAAATCATCGTACTTGGTGCATTCGCAAATCAGTTCGTTATTGCCCCGCTTGATACTCTCGATAATC